GATACCCAATAGGAGACAAGTGTCAGGTAGATGACCAAGGATTCTGGGTAGAGGGAGAACTATTCAAGGGTATACCTGAAGCTGACCGCATTTGGAATCTAGCCTTGGCTATAAAAAAATCTAGAGCACCAAGAAAAGTAGGTTTCTCAATTGAGGGTAAGGTTCTGAAGCGTGATGGTGGACGTATATTGAAAGCGAAAATTTATAATGTAGCAATTACTACCAATCCAGTGAACACTACATGTTCATGGGAAGCTGTAGTGAAATCCTTTAATGGGGTTAGTGAGGAAGATGTAATCCTCAATAAGTCCCTAGAAGCTGGCTATGAAGTCGACCCAACTAAGATGACTGGTGGAGGGGTTTTCCGTAAGGAGGACTTGGAAGATGACCTGCACAACCTTTCTTATGTGATAGACAATGAGGAGAATAAGAAAATTCTTAAACAGAAACTATCTACTAAGAAATCTTTAACAGGAGCAGAGTTGACTTTATACCTTCAACTTACTAAGGGTTGGTCAAGAGCCGAATGTCAGGATTTCCTTAAGCGTATCCAATAGGAGGTGCCAAATATAATGGATTTAAATGAAATGATTAGCAAATCTCTAGATGAGATTGATGCTTTAACCGCTGAATTCTCTAAGCCAGTTGAATCTATTTCTAAGTCACAGGATGATGAAGACATATCTCCAGATGAGGTATCTGATGATGCACCTGCTGAAGATAATGATGCTCCACAAGACGATGCTCCACAAGAGGGCGATGGAGATTCTTCTAATGAAGATGCAGATACTGATGAAGAAGGCGAACAGGATAGTGACGAGGATGACGGATATGAAAAGTCACTAGAAAAAGATATGAAATCTAATGATAGTGTTCGTAAGGCACTAGAAGTTAGTGAGTTCTTAGATAATCTTGTTAAGAGTATCTCTGAACATATCTCTACTCATAATGACAGCCTATCTAAATCTTTGGAATCCACTAACCAGTCCCAAGAGATTTTAGCTAAGTCCTTACTAGGAATCACTAAATCTCAACGTGCTGTATTAGAAGGTCAAGCCGATCTACAAAAGTCCATTAGAACTCTTAACAAACGCCTTAAGGCTATTGAAGAGCAACCAATGGTACGTAAGTCTGTGTCTAGTGCACAGGCTGTAAATAAATCGTTTGAAGCTAGTGCTGGCAATAAGCCTAAGCCACAAGCTCTAAACAAATCTCAGATGTCTGCCAAGCTACTGCAAGCATATGAGGGTGGAAATAAGGAATTGCTAAATGATGTGCTAGCATTTGATTCTACAGGTGATGTTGGGACATTATCAAGTGAAGCTAAAAACATTTTAGGACTATAGTCGGAGGTGGAACAGAATGGATTTAACAAATGGTGTTAATGGGTTTGGTATGGCTACCCAAGAAGAGGTAGATAACCTGAATAAAGCCTTAACAGCTGGTTATGAGGTAAATCCTCTTAATCTACAAGGCGGTGGAGCGTTCCGTGTTGAATCTTTAGAGAACAGCCTAAAGGTTTTAACATATGGCGACCAACATATTAAATTCTGGAAGAAAATTCCTAAGCAAAAAGCTTATTCTACAGTTGAACAATACGGGCAATTAATTGACTACGGTCGTGGTCAAGGAGCGTTCGTAGGTGAGGGTGTATTACCTGATACTAACGACTCTACTTACGCACGTAAGGCTGCCTTCGTTAAGTTCATGGGTACAACTCGTGAGGTAACTCACCCAATGACATTGGTTAACAGTGCATTTGGTAACGTTGTAGCTCGTCAGAACCAAGATGGTATCCTATGGATGCTTAAGCAAATTGAGCAATCTCTATTCTGGGGTGACTCCAAGCTAGCTGTTGGTGGCAACGAAGGTTTAGAATTTGACGGTATCAACAAAATGATCGACCCAGGTAATACAATTGACCTTCGTGGTACTTACCTAGAAGAAAAGCATATCAACTGGGGAGCACAAATGATTATCCAGAACTACGGTACTCCTACTGACTTGTTCTTACCTTTCGAGGTTATGGCACAGTTCAGCCAAGAGTTCTTCCCTAAAGAGCGTGTAATCATGCCTACCGCTTCTGGATACCAAGCTGGTGTAGTAGTTAACAAGTTCATGACTCATGGTGGGGAAGTAGAATTCAACCCTAACATCTTCTTGAACAAGACTCGCCCACTAAACATGAACGCATCTAGCTTTAAAGCTCCTTCTGTAGGTACTCTAGCGGCTAGTGGTACTCCACTTACTGGAACTGGCGGAACCCTACCAGCTGGTACTTATCAGTACGTTGTTACTTTCAACAATAGCCACGGTGAGTCTATTCCATCTAATGCTATCACGGTTACTTTAGCGTCTGGTGACGTAGGTAAAGTAGTAAACTTGGTTATCACTAACCCAACATCTACTGCATTCCCTATCGAAAACATCCGCTTGTACCGTACTGAAGCAGGTGGAACTAACTTCTATCAAGTTGCTAGATTTGCAGTAACTAGTGCTGGTTCTGGTGCTGTTACTAACTACGCTGACAACGGTGCAGTATTGGCTAACACTTATACAGCATTTATGGGAGAAATGTCTGCTGACATTATCGCATTCAAGCAGTTAGCACCAATGATGAAGATGGACTTGGCTACTCTAGGGCCAGTAATCCGTTGGATGATCTTGCTATACGGTGTACCTGTAATCTATGCACCGAAGAAATGGATGAGATTCACTAACATCAAAGCTGATGTACCAGGATATATTGGTGCTTAATAGCTTAACATAGATCTTAGTAGAGGGTGGACATAGTTCACCCTCTATTATTGTTTTTGTGGTGGATTGACGATTTATTCTAAAGTGAACCAATTTACTAGGAGGTATGAACAATGAAAATTCAAAATAATAGCTTATCTAATAAAGAAGTACACTTTTCAGTGGGTGCAGTCCAGTTTGATGAAAACGGTGTAGCAGACGTTCAACCAGAGGAATTCGCTAAGAGTGTATTAGAATTAGACGGTTTCTTCCCTGTAGAAGAGGAAGTTAAAGCTGAAGAACCTAAAAAGGAAGCTGAGAAATCAACAAAGAAAACTAAGTAGGAGGGGTACCAATGCAGTTCTCTGATATTAACAGTACCTTCCTTAGAGAGAACTATTTATTTGGTGTTCCTCTTGAGGACATGTATGGAAACAAAATGAAGGAAGGAATGCTAGACCATTACATTAAGTCAGCCATTCAGTATACTCAACGTATGTTGCAGATTTCAATTGAACCTGTAACGGTTGTTGATGAAATACATGATTACTACGCTAATGATGTAAACAACTGGACTTTCTTCCAATTATATAAACGTCCTATAATGTCTGTAGAGAGCCTGACATTAAACTACGGGGACACCCAGATGTTCCAGATACCTAATGAATGGATAAAGCATCCTGATAACTCAGGTCAAATCCAGCTATTTCCTACATCAGGGTCTTCAGGTGGTTTAATCCTTACATCAGGTGGTAACTTTATACCATTATTACAGGGGGCATATCAGTATGCACCTGGTATGTGGAAAGTTAGTTATACAGCTGGACTACAGGATATACCAGATGATATGGTTGAATATATAATGAAACGTGCTTCCGTTGGTATCTTGCAGGTATGGGGTGACTTAATCATTGGTGCAGGTATAGCCAACCAGACTATCAGTATTGACGGTTTGTCACAATCCATAGGTACTACACAGTCTCCAGAGTTCTCTGGTGCAGGTGCTCGTATCAAGAACTATATGGATGACATGAAAGAGTTAGAAAAGCGCTTAAGAGATACCTACTTGGGTATTAACTTTGGAGTTATCTAGGGGGTGGTAACATGGCTGACGTATTAGATGGAAGTCAGATAGAACAGCAGATAAAGCAGGTAGCTGGTACTGGTATGATAGCAACCCGTGCAGACATACGACCTGATCTATTTGACACCGCTATCAGGCAGAAGGGTTACCGAATTCTATGGGAGCAGGGTATGTTCTGCTCCTGTAACTCTAGTAGCTCTGGACAGCCAGATTATACTTGTCCTGCTTGCTTTGGTAAGGGTTACATCTATTTTGACCCTAAAGAGATAAGGGCATTAGTAACTAGCATCAACGGTCATAAAGAGCAAGGTCACATAGGGTTGGATGATATGGGTTCAGCTTATTTGACACCAGAATCCACTGACTATATAGGATTCAGGGACAGATTTACTTTTATGGATTTCACCACTAAGTTCTCAGAGGTAGTTACAAGAGATAAAGACCAGAATGGCTCCCTATCCGATACCTTGAGATATTCAGTTATAGATGTTCTAGCAGTGAGAGTTCTTGATAGGATTTACCTACGTGGACAGGATTTTGACATAACGGGTGATGATACTAGAAGCCTTACTTGGAAAGAGAATTTCCTATACAGTGGTGACCAGTACTCTATATTGTATACCACCCATCCAGTATATGTAGCTATAGGGCCAATACACGAGTTGAGAGGAACTTATTCCCTAGCAGGGGGCAAGGGATTAGAAGTATTCCATCAATTACCTAAACAATACCAAATCAAGCGTGAGGACTTCCTAAATGGGTAAATATCTAGACTTATCCTCTGACATAGAGTTTATAGCCCAAGATGTTGTCCATTGGGAGTTTGGT